TCTCACGCCGAGGCTCTGGAATCTGCTGCGCTGCGTTGCGAGAATGATGGCGACCGCGCAGCGGCTGAGAACGCAAAATCGGTGGCCCGCGCTGCCGATGCCGCTGCCGCTGCCGCTGCCGCTGCCGATGCCGCTGCCGCTGCCAATGCCTATACCTATGCCGCTGCCGCTGCCGATGCCGATGCCGATGCCTATGCCAATGCCTATGCCGCTGCCGCTGCCGCTGCCGCTGCCGCTGCCGCTGCCGATGCCGCTGCCGATGCCGCTGCCGATGCCAATGCCGATGCCGATGCCAATGCCGATGCCGCTGCCGATGCCGCTGCCGATGCCGCTGCCGATGCCAATGCCGATGCCGATGCCAATGCCGATGCCGATGCCGATGCCGATGCCGCTGCCGATGCCGCTGCCGATGCCAATGCCGATGCCGATGCCAATGCCGATGCCGATGCCGATGCCGATGCCGCTGCCGATGCCAATGCCTATACCTATGCCGCTCGGGATGAGGTTTTGAATCGGCAAGCAGGAATCGGACTGTCCGCACTGATCGAACTGAACTCACCAGGATGTGCGTTTCTCGGCATCACGGAGGAGTCATGAACGCAACCCTGAAGCTCTGGCTTGTGACGCTTTCCGATGGCCGCCGCACCACAGTCGAGGCTGATACGCTAGATCTGGCCTGCGCTGCGGCGGCTCTGCAGTTCGGCATGGACGACCTGCCGGCGGGTGCCGTGGTGATGGAGGTGTCGGAATGAGCGGCCGTGATACGAAGGCGGTGGGTGCGCTTGCGGCCATTGCCGATGCGGCAACTTGGGTCGGCCCGGATGTAGCCGCGCTAGATGAAGCGTACGCCGCCGTTGCCGAGTTGATGCGTGCGGTGGCTTCATATCAAGGCGAGTGCGAGTCGCCGTGTCCGTGCCACGTAATGAAACAACAGCATCGACGCGAAATGTTCGTAGCACTCGCCCGCTTGCAAGGCGGCGCGTCATGAGCGCACACCCCTACCACAGTGGCTGCGGCTGTTTCTCTTGCGGGAAGCAAGAAGAATCCGCTGAGTTGCGTGACGAGAGCCTGGACGCCGACGTTAACACCGCGATGGCTGACTTCGAAACCGTGCGCGAGGCGTGCTCCGAGGTAACCGGTGGTGACTATTCCGACCACCTGGACGCCGACATTGCCCGCGCCTTGATGACGGGCGACTGGGTCACTTACGGCGCTGCGATGGAAGCCCTCGTGCGTGCCTACCTGCGCGATGAGGCTGAATCCAACTATAGCCGGAGGATTGGTGCATGAGCGCGAACGAGACGAAGGTTGTGCCTGATGCTCTGCTGGCTCTGGAAGTTGCCATCGATGCGGCCACCAACACCAGAGTTACCCTTCACTTGACGAGAGCGCGACAACTTCTCACCGCCCTGTCATCCACGGGAGGCGGGAAGCCACGCCCAACCGACGACGAACTGTGGGACCAGACGCTCAAAGAGCGCGACCACTATCACGACATGGCCGATCGCTTGGCGGACTGCATTGCCGATATCACCGGAGTTGACATCGGCGAGCACTCAAGCATGAACTGCCCGTGGCACGAGGCCACTGCAGCCGCGCAAGATTACGTAGGGAACCCAGTCAACGGGATCGAGCTTCGAAACGCGCTATCTGCTGCGGTTGAGTGGGCTCGCCCCATGGAGGAAGCGCCGAGGGCGAGTTGCCCTGACTGGTTCCACATGGCTAAGGCCGCTCTAGCAAAGCCCGCCAGCCAGCGGGTGCCGGAGGGGTACGTGTTGGTGCCGGAGCGCCCTACAGGAGACATGCTCGACGCCATGCTGGACCCATGGCTGCAGTCGGGTGGAACAGAACGCGATTGCCTGACGAGCGCATGGAGTGGCGCACTCGCCGGCGCCCCATCGCCTGCGGCTGCTGCGCTCGTGGCGGATGATGCGGCCGTCGAGCGTGCAGTTAAGGCAATTGCAGCACACTGGTTTCACGTCAACGAAACAAAACTGCCCTTGGAGCTTGCGGAAGAGCTTGCAAGCTTGGCACTAAACCTTTCCGACATCGAAATACCGCAGACGCCAGAGCCGATGCACATACCTGTTACAAGAGACGAGGAATAAGTCATGAACCAGGACCCCACCATGACAAAATGGCCGCGTAACCCGCAGATCGGCGATCCGGTTAATCCGATGGACACCACGCTGCGGTATCGCGCCATGTCGGTGCTGTATGGCATCGTGCCAGACCCACTGCCCGACACTGTTGACGAAGCACGAGACGTCCTCGCGTGGGCTACGCAGATACATGGGGCAAGAATTGAACCGTCAGGCTGAGTCCATCCCCTACTCGCCTGGCGCAATCCGGGCCATTATGGCCCGATGAAGCCGTCGCCAACGCCCTCCCCTGGGCATGAGCGACCCCGGGAAGGCAACCGGGACTTATTCCACAAACCAGCCAATTGGAGTTCTAACAATGGCACTTCGCATCGTTAAATCCGCCGACCCGATCACCGTGGAACGGCTCAACGTCTGCCTATACGGCCCCCCTGGGCTGGGCAAGACCACCCTCGCATTCACCGCCGACCAGCCCTTGCTGCTCGACTTCGACAGCGGCGCGCATCGCGCTGCCAACCGTCAGGACACCGTTCGAGTGGAGCGCTGGGACGACGTGTCGGGAATTGCCGAGAAGGATCTGGCCGACTACCGCACGGTCGTCGTGGACACCGCAGGCCGCGCGCTGGACGTTCTGTCGGCCGACATCATACGCAGAAATGCCAAGCTCGGTCGTGGCGGTGCGCTGACCCTGCAGGGCTACGGCGCGCTGAAGGCCGAGTTCGTGGCGTGGTTGAAGCAACTCAACAGCTTCGGCAAGGACGTGATCCTGATCGCACACATGGACGAGCAGCGCAACGGCGACGAGATAATCGAGCGCCTGGACGTGCAGGGAGGGTCGAAGGGTGAGATTTACAAATCCGCCGACGCGATGGGACGGATGTCCATCCGCAACGGGCAGCGCATCCTCAACTTCAGCCCTACCGATGCCGCGTTCGGAAAGAATCCCGGGCAGTTGGAGCCGCTGGAGGTCCCGCACCCGAACGTGGAGCCGCAGTTCCTCGCCGGCGTGATGGCGAAAATCAAGGATCGGCTGAACGAGCTGACCGCAGAGCAGCAGGCAGCGCAGGCCGTATTGGAGAAGTGGCGCCTGAGCCTGGCAGACGTGGAGGACGCGATGGGCGTTAACGGGCTGATCCCGGATGCGAAGGCGGCAGGCAAGGCGGCGTCCGCCCTATTGCACGACCGAGCTACGAAGCTCGGCCTGCACTTCGACACGAAGGCCGGAGAGTACGCGGCCCCCGTCGAGAAGGCAGACTGACCGTGCTGGCACCGCTAACCGTGGAGCGCGCGAGGGAGCTTTTGTCCTTCGACCCGACAACAGGAGAGGTTCGTTGGCGGGTGAATAAGAGGCCGCGGGCGAAGGCCGACGGGATCGCTGGATGCGCCATGTCGAACGGCTACCGCAAGCTCAGTGTCGATGGGCGGGAGTACCTGGTGCACCGCGTCGCGTGGCTGATCGTCACCGGAGAGTGGCCAGAGTGCGAGATCGACCACATCAACGGCGATCCGTCCGACAACCGGCTGGACAACTTACGCGAAGCGACCAGGGCGGAGAACTGCCAGAACCTCGCATGGTCCGGAAACGCCGCGGGCGCTCCCGGGGTTTCGTTCTGCAAGGCAAATGGTCTCTGGCACGCACAGATCACCATTCGGATGAAGAACGAGCACTTGGGCTACTTCGCGTCGAAGGACGCAGCGGCCGAGGCGTACCGAGCCGCGAAGGCCGAACTCCACACGTTCCAGCCTGAAGTGAGGGCCGCCTGATGCTTGCCAGAGTCAGTAACTTAGAAGCTTTCAGGTACTGGCGGGAGGCCGAGGATCAGACCGTAGAGGACTTGGTCGAGCGCCTGACCACATTCCAGCCGACGCCGGCGATGCAGGCTGGCACCGCGTTCCACAAGGCGCTTGAGTTGGCCGAGGAAGGCGAGCACGAAACCCTGGCCGCAGACGGCTACACCTTCATCATGCCTGAGGGGACGCTGGTGCTTCCCCCGGTGCGTGAGCTACGCGGGTTCAAGGCCTACGGCCCGCTGACCGTCACCGGCTGCGTGGACGCCACCACGGGCAAGCGCGTGGACGACCACAAGACCACCGCGCGCTTCGACCCGGAACGCTACCTCGCAGGCTACCCGTGGCGCCTGTACCTGGACATTTTCGACGCGGACATCTTCCGCTGGAATGTGTTCGAGGTCCGCGAGACGAAGCGGCTGGTGTACGAGGTCAGCTCTCCGCAGACGCTGGAGGCCTACCGCTACCCGGGTCTGCACGAGGACTGCGCGCGTCTGGCTGCGGAGTTCTACGAGTTCGCGCGGGTGCATATGCCGGACTTCAACGCCCTTACGGAGGCCGCATGACCAGCAAGCCAGACACCCGAACCCCGGAGGAGCGCCGCAAGGCCGGCCGTCAGGCATCCCCGTGGAACCGAGGCCCGATGTGCGAGACGGCACGCGCCAGGGCTGCGCACATGCGCTACGTGAAGCGTGGTAAGGCGATGAGGGGTGAGAAATGACATCCCTTAATAGGAGAGCCCCATGAATAACAATCCCGCAGCGGTGCCGAGTGGTGCTGACTATGGCCGCGCGTTCCTAGAATCGAAGAAACGAGTTTTTACAATGCACGAGGAAGTGGAAAGCTTCATTGATGCGCGCGCCCGCGAATTCGCCGACAAGACATGCGCGTGGGCAGAGGACGAGGACGGATCATGGGACACGGCTTGCGGTGAGAAGTGGCAGTTCACCCATGGCGGACCATCCGAAAACAACTTCCGTTTCTGTCACGGCTGCGGCAAGCCTGTCGCGATCACAGAACCAGGAGAACCTGACCAATGAAACACGACCCCATCACCGATGAGTTCATCGAACTGTCGATCTTCATGACCGTAGCCGTTCTGGCGGTCGCGCTGTTTGTGTTCACGCCGCTTGGCGACCTCACGTTCAACGCGGTCTACCGCATGGTGCAGTACGTGTTCGGGGCGTCGTGATGAAGAAGTCTACGCACATCGCGACCGCCGCAAAATCATTGGCTCGCCTCTATGGGTGGCAAACCATAGTCGATATCCTCGAAGGGTCTTCAAGCCCTGCACAAGGCCCCCTAGGGCATGCCGCAGGACAACGGATAATCAAGGATTGCAAGCGGCAAGCGCAGCGTTGTCTGAAAGATTACGACAAGGCAGTTAAGGCCGCGCAACAAGCGCGCCGGGAGCCATGATGCTCGACACCCTGTCCATCGCGTGCATCCGCCTGTTCGTCGTGCTGGGTCTGGCGTCGGTCGTTGTGACCGTGATGTACGCCGAGCAGGTTGTCGGTTTCGCGTGGCCCGCTGGAATCTTCGTAGCCGAACTGGTTGCAGCCGGTGCTGCGTTCGTGCTGCTTAAACTGAGGGATGATCGATGAACGCGAAGCCGATGGACGTGCTGTCAGTGTTGGGTCGTGCGATTGACCGTGAAGCTTTCCCCCACACCGAGGGTCTACATGAAGCGTACAACTCCGTGGCCGGACTGATCGAAGACCGTGCTCGCTTCAATTTCATGATTGAACGCGAATACATCGTGCGCAAACTCAGCGATACATACTTGTGGATGCTCTTAGACCGAGACGGCTACCCAATCACAGGGAACGAACATGACACCGCGCGCGAAGCTATAGACGAGCGCATCACCCAAGTCGCCGCTCTCGCCCGCGTACAGGGAGATACGAAATGAACGACAAGAAGGCGGTTGATGTGCTGGCGGTGCTGGATCGGGCGCGCGATGTGCTCGCCGAAATCTACGCCAAACACCAGCGCGCAATCGGCCCATTCGCCACGCAGGCGCAGAAATCGAATGGCTCGCTGCGCGAAGCCCGCGCCGCCGTGGCAGAGTTGATACGCAGTAATGACGCGATGAAGGACGAAATACGCGATTTGGAAAACGAGCTGAATCGTGCCCGCGCAGAGCGAAGCTCGGCGGAAACTGCGCTTGTCTGCGCTAACGAAGGACTTGCAGCGGCATCGGACCTGATCAAATTTCAGAGAGCCGTGATAGAGGGAGAGGAGTTATGAACGACAAGACAGACGTGCGCCAGCGGGCTCGGGAGTTGTTGGCTACAGAGTGTGATAACAACGGATGGGCTGCGCAAGCCAATTTGCTTCGCAATAGCTTAGAAGCGCTAGACGAATACAACACGTACTTCAGCATAACGCACTTCAATATCGCCTTGCGCGCCATCGAAGCAGCCCTGTCCTCCACGGCAGGCGTGGAGGCGGAGCTACCGTACCGCGATGAAATGACGAACGGAGAGTGTGCGGACAAGCTGCAAAGCTACCTTGATGCAGCCAAAGAACACGACCCGGCGCAATGGCCTCGCGCGATCAATCCGTGCATCCAGCGTGCTATCTACTGTCTCCGCAATCCGCCGTTCCAGCGGTTCATCGCAGAAAACGAAATGGTACAGCCGCGGGGACATAACGGCCGAGGCGGCAATCACGAATGCGCAGCCACGCAGCCTGTTGCCGGTGATGCTGTGCAGGAGTTGCCGGGCCGCGACAGGGAAGCCCTGCTCTACCTGATGCGGCAGTTCGATGTGGAGTCGTGGGAGTGCCCAAAGTGCGGGCATAGCGAGGACACGGCATCGATGGATAGCGCCGACTATCTGCGCAAGTTCCTGGAAGGCTCCCGGGCCGCCAGCCAGCGGGTGCCGGATGAAAAATATCCCGATGATGGGAATGGCGACGATGACGCCTATAACGCGGGGTTCAACGAATGCCGACGCTTATGGATCGCCGCCGCCCCATCGCCTGCCGCTGCTGCGCCCGTGGTGGATGATGCTAGCGAGAAAGACTCATGAATATCGCTGAACAGATAGAGGCGAGGTCAATCCCGGTGCCCGAGTCCGGGTGTTGGCTATGGGAGCGATCAACCAACGCCAAGGGCTACGGTTACACAGGCACAGGGAGCGCACCTAGGCTTGCCCACCGGGCATCGTTTGAGGCATTCATCGGCCCCATACCGAAAGGTTTGAACGTATGCCATAAGTGCGACACGCCATCTTGCGTAAACCCCGACCACCTGTTCGCGGGTACGCAGGCCGACAACATCAGGGATTGCGCAGCAAAGGGCCGGATCGCGGGGCAACGACAAACCCATTGCAAGCACGGCCATGAATTTACCACGGAGAACACAAGGATCGTGCCCGGAAGAGATGACGAAAGCACAAATGGAAGAGTGGATGAAGCATCAAGTTGGAATTGACCATGAATGACCTCCCGCCCGGAACCATCAGCATCGAGATTCGCGGAATCTACGACGGCGTCAGCGTCTACAAGCTTCCAGACGGCACTCTGGTCAACCGGTGGAAGCCAGACGAGCGACCTTATGCGGAAACGCAGGATTGGATCGAGCGGTACGAAGCCGCGCAACTACAAGGAACAACGCCATGACCCGAGAGCAGCAAGACCGAATCGACAACTGGACTATCACCATCGGGGCCGTGTGTGTTGTCCTGGTGCTGGCTTGGAGGGTGTTCGGTTAAGTGCCCAGTGTAGGAAAAGCCCTATCCCTCCAACGCCGCCCGCCGGCCTCTATCGCGCCCTGCCGTGCTACGGGGCTTCCGGGAAATCCGTTTCTACGGCCCCCTCTGCCGCCGCTCGGGCCGCATCCACTGCCTCGTGCCCTTCGTACTCGCGCAACACCTGAAGGCAAAACTGCCGAAACGCCGTGACGTAGATTTCAGCTTTCTGGGCGTTGGTGCCGGCCTCGTACTCAGACAGCCTGGCCTCGCGGTAGGACAGCGCCTTGCCGAGCCGGTTGAGTTGGCTCGCAGTCGCCGTGCCGTTAATCAGGGCGTCGCCGATGGCTTGCCCGCGTTGAAGATAGGTAGCCATCAGTGCCTCACAGGATGGGGTACATAAACCAGAACGTGATGCGCCGGTTCAATGTCTCGCGCGCGAACCACCTCACCTCTGCCGTGCCGTCCGCGACGACACCCAGCACGCGGAATCCTTCGCTGCCCGCCGCAGCACCGCCATTGATGCCTCCACCACCGGTGAGCTGTGTTTGTGCGGTCAAGTTCGAGACAATCGGCAACGGGACTCGAAAACTGGTCAACGTGTTGACTGCCGTCGGGTCTGCATCGCATGTGCCTGAAACAAACACGTTACCGTCAACGCGGATGTACGTCGCATCGACCGTACCCACGGAGTCCAGATTAGTCAGTGTGGCGGCAGTGGTCGTGTAGCTCCCACTCGCCAAGCCGAGCGCAGCCAGTGCTTGTGTTGGCGTGGACGGGCGCATGTAGGTGTTGCCGGTGCCGACTTCGACTTGTGTTATGAAGTATCCGATGGTGGGGTTGGTCGCAGTGAACTGAGGCCGAAACAATCTCGCGCGAATGTCGCCTGAGCTATCTCGTGCCGCAAGTGTGCTCGCCGTGTTTGCTTCGTCAGCGTGGTATCCGTCAGTCAAATCAGCATTGAGCCCTGTCTGTGTCCCCGACCACGTGTTACCCCCCGACAAGTTGCCTTTCCCCGCCAGCGCATCAAACACCGCATCCCCGCTAGGCGCGTGCGTGGTGTCGCCGTTGGTGATGGTTTGGGTGATGAGGGCGTAGTCGTCCGGGTCCTCGCTGGCCCATGGCAACAGGCCGGTGTGTTCTGCTGCGGTGAAGTGGTAACGTTCGGTCGCGTTGCCGCCTTGCAACGCCCCAGTATCGTTATGGTCAAGCGTCCTGCCGGTGATCGTTCGCGTCAGGACGTGACCGAACGCGTCGAAGGTCAGGGCGATCTGGTCCGGCACCGTGCCACCTGTAAAACTGGCCGATATGTCAGCTACGGACGAGGTGTCGCCATGGGCAATCTCGATCTTGCCGTCCAGGCCAACACTCAGGGCGATGCCATCACCCTCGATCAGCGCATCCGCTATCGGATAGAACCCCTTCTCACCATCGGGCCCGGTGCCGTAGTAGTAGGTGTTGCCGGGGTTCTCGTCATCCCCCTGGAGCGTGATTTGCACGATCCCGCCGGCCAGGGTGCCAAAGCTTCGGATTGATCCAAAACCAAGAACGTTGGTGGTCGTAGGCAGGAATACGCCCGTGGGGATGTTGGCGACCGTCCCGTCGGGAGAGCCCAGCGCTGTCGCGATATCGCTGATCTGTTCCTGCAGCCCCTCCACTGAAAGCGTTCCGGATTGGAGGGCGCGCTCGAGCGAAAGGAACCAAACATAGAAGGGGTTGCTCGCTCGGCTGGCGCTGTCAGTAAGTGCCACATCCTGGCGCGGCAGAAAGTCCTCACTCACGGGGCCGGAACCTCGATCGTGCCCGTGGCCATCCAATCGAACGTGACCGCGCTGATGATGTTCGAGGGCGCTTGGTTGTCGGCCGACGTGCCGCCCGTGACCGTCGAGAAAGTCACCGTAAATCCTGTCACCGACTTGGCCGTGATCGCCCAAGCTGGGACCAGGTTGGCAGCGCCGGTAGATGAGGCCGTCGTCGGACTGATTGCGACGTGTTTTGGCGCAACTGCGTAGGGGGTGTCGAATACGATTGACGCCGTCGCCGTCTTGCTCCCTCCGGCAGTGGCTGACCCACTTCCTGTCTGCACGAACCACTTGGTTTCGTCGGTGCTGACGCCTGCCTGGAAAGAGGCATCTGTCACCACGATCTCGGGATCCACAGGCGTGGGGTCGGTGGGCTGCGGCACCAGGATGTACCCCGCGCCGTCTGCCACCACCATCTTCCCGTCCTGGCCGGTCGGGTCCGGCAACAGGAGCAACGTCTGTAGCAGAAACTGCGTGCCATCTCCGGTCACGAACTCGCCGACCGACGGGACCGGGATGTTCAGGCCGGCGCCCCCCGGGATTTCGACGTTGTCGGCCTCGGCGATGAGAGTGCTGTCGGCATCGTAGAGCCGGACCCGATAGGCCCCGTCACCCCACACATCCACCACCGTGCGGCCGTCTGACCCGATGCCCACAACGGGGCCGTTGTCGATGGTCAGCCCAGGGTCGGCGAATACCGACTTCGGCGTCGTGGTCCCCGCTTCGTAGAATCGCAACTCGCCCCCATCCGCCGGTTTGTTTGCGAAATCCACATAGGTCGGGAACGGGTTTAGAACCCGGAAGCTCGGCATGGTAGGCTCCAAAAAGAAAGTCCCGCACTTGGCGGGGCTGCGTGGTACGGTTGACTGGTCAACTACCGGCAGAGGCCGATATGGCAGATTGGGACAAGAAAGAATGGCTGGCAGAGCCTATTTCAGATGATGACTGGCTTGCCGATCTTAAAATGATCGCAGGCATCGCTGGCCCCGCAGTTCTATTGGCCGCTTGTGCTGCTGGTTTCGTTTTGTTGCTGCTCAAGTAGATCAGCCAATTGCCGCATACCCTCATCGCCATCACGATCCGCAGCCACTCGCATTGACTGAATAGCCGCCGGAACTGCGCCCACGGGCAGCGCGGTGATCGCCGCTAGCCGCCTGACGTTTTGTGGATTCGTCAGCGCCCTAGCTAGAACATTGGCTGCGACCCCTCCGCCAACCAGTAGGGGCGTGCCTCCGGTGAACAGGCTTCCCACGAGCGATGCTCCATATGTCATAGAAGCCGCACGATTAGCGGTACCAGACGGGTTGGCAAATACCTTTGAGCCTTCCTTGAGGTTTGAGGACACTCGGGCGATGCGGTCCATGTCTCGGCTGAACTGCGGCCCGTAGCGGTCGAACAGGGCGCGCTTGGCCTCATCGGAAACGTCGTTGTTCCATTTCGTCAGGAACGTATCTGCACTGAATACTTCTCCGGAAGCATCCTGAGCGCCTGCACGAGCCATACCCATACGGCGAATTACCGCTGCCGTGACCGCACGCTGACCTTCCGGCGGCAAAGACTGCATGACGGCCCGCAGGGTCGTGCCGCCATCTTTTGCGCCTGCCATGACGGCGGCGTATACCTTCTCCGGGCCTCCATTCTTATCAACCACGCGCTGAACTTGCTCCAAGCGGTCGGAAGAGGCACGTGTGTAGTTATTCGCGCGGCGAGCAGCACGTTCCGCCGCTGGCCCCTGCTGGCGTGCTGCTTCTTCCAAGTCCTGAGAGAGAGCGCCATAGAGCCGCCTGTATTGGGCGGTCGGTCGATCAGGAGCCAGCGCGAAATCTGACAGTTCCTCACCAATCCGACTGCGAAGCTCGCGCACTGCCGAGTATGGGATGCCCTGCTGTCCGGTTAGGCGTGCGGCCTCCAGGTCTGCGCCCAGTGTGTTGGCAATTTCCCGTATGCGAGGATTCACCAACACGGCAGTAGTGGACTCTGCTCCTGGCGTCAAACGCGTCATGTCGCCCAGCACCCGCTGCGTGTTAGCCATTGGCAGTTGCGTCGTTTCTGGGATCAGTTGATCGGCTACGTTGTAGAGGGCCGTCCTTTGCGCGCGGACGTTCTGAGCGAATGTATCCGCTCCTCTCTCAACCGCTCGGCCCGCCCGTTCTCTGCTCGGCGATCTAGACAAGCCAGCGGCACGTTGTTGCAGACCGGAACCAATGTCCTCGGCCTGCCGGGTTGCAAACCTGTTCATCACCCCGGCACTGGTGGGACCTCCGGCCAAAAGGTTTTCGCCACCCTGGATAGCCCTGTTGCCAGACGCTTGTCCCACGGATGGCGTAGCGCCGACCGCCCGGAAGTCGTCGATCGTCCGCTGCATCTGTTCGCCGCTACGGCCCCGTACGAGTCCGCGCAAGGTCGCGGAGGTACCAAACGAGGCGACGCCCGGGGAAAGTCCACCAGCGAGACCAGCAAGCACCTGCGCGCCTTCCGACCCCCCTGACTCTCTGGTCAGGCCAGCGGCACCGGAACCAGTCGCGGTGCTCGCTGCTTGTAATCTGGGCTGAGCGGTCAGGAAATTCCCAACACGCTGAGCAACTTGGCCACCACCCTGGGCCAATGATCCGGCCCCCATCGTGAGGGCGGTTCCAGTCAATCCACGGCCGATATCGGCACTCACACGTTCGCTGCCAGTCTGTGGCGTTGGGAGCCCTATCTTGTCAGCAAGCATGGAGCCCTTCTGCACCCAAGGCGCTTCACGCGGCCAACGCCGTTCCTGTTCTCCTGTAATCAGGCTCTTTGTGGTCGGCCCCTTCTCGCCAAGCCAGTTGCCCGCATGAACCAATGCATCACCGCCAAGAGCGCCAATCAATCCCGCGCCACCTTCAATGACACTGCGAGCACCAAGCATCGTTGAACGCGCCGCCCCACGCTCCCAGCCATCCTCCATGCGCGGCATTTCTTGCTGGGTCTGAACTTGTCCCTGCACATTGGAAAAGTCCGGACCAGCCTCCCGCATCCTTCGGATCTCGTTGGCAAATGCGCGTGCATGATCGGCATTCCCTGCCGCGTGCGCTTTTCTAAGGCCATTTTCCAGTTCTTCGATGGTAGCCATCAGCGGTACATGTCCAGAAGCGCATCGATATCGGAGGCTGGTTGCTGGCCGGCCGATGGCGCGGGCTGCCGACCGCCCGAAGACACCCTTTCAATCGCGTTCTGCTGGGCGCGCGAGGCAATCTGCTTCAGCTCTTTCAGTGCCTCGACATACGCCTCGTCGCTCTGCGCGGTATCAAGCCGCGCCATCGCCTGTTCAGCCTTCTGGCCTTCGATGTTCGAGATCTGACCGCCGCCCTTCAGGCTGGCGAATGCCTCAAGGAACGCCCGCCCCTTTAACTGGTCCGAAAGCGCCTTGAAGTCCGCCGCTGGGCCGCCGCGAAGGTAGGCGCGCGGATCAACGAGTCCGCTCATGCCTGTGACAAGAGATCGCCCAGGATGGGTGATCGCCTTGTCCAGAAGCGAGATGATCTGCGTGGTCTGCTCCATCACGTTGGGCAATTCGTTCTGAGCGCTCGTTTCCGATTCCACGTCGGCCCTCACCCTCCCGACCCCGCGCTCTCGCTCGATCGCCCCCTGCGTCTCGATGGATTGTCTCGCGGGCAATGTCTGAAGTTGAGCGGCCTGTTTCGCCGCCTCAACGGCTGCCGCTTCATCTTCGGGCCGACGTCCCACGAACGGAGATGCGACGCCTTGGGCCTGCTGTGGCGGAAGCTGAGCCGTCCCCATGTCAGGTGCGGCATTCCATCCCGCAGTGTTGTTCATGATGTCCTGACGGATGGCCGGCGGAACGTCAGCTCCGATACTGGTGGGGACGCCATCCGGGCCGATGAACTGCGTTCCGCCCGGCTGCCCACCTGGCGCAGACTGACCTGGTGCACCCAGCGCAGCGGGCTCGTAGGCCGCGGTACGGGTGTTGAACGTGTACTGCACGGGGCGGCCGTCGGGGCCAGCCACGTTGATGGTCTGATTCGACGGCGTATACGGGCGTTCGTACACAACCTGCCCGGTCGCCGGATCCACGATGGCGCTGCCAGGCGATACGGAGAGGTTTCGCTGCTCCTTTCCGCCCTGCGCCGCCATCGCTATCTTCGTCTTGACCTGTTCGAATGCAGGCTGCATGTCAGGCGTCCACGCTTCGGGTCCAGGCCGTCCGGTGAACTTGGTCAAGAACGGGCTGATCTCTCGGAACCGGGCCTGTATCAATCGGTCATCGCCGGACTGCAAGCCCTGCTCGAAATAGTCGATCGCGCCTTTCAGGCGTCGCAACTGCTGGTCGCCTGCACCTTGGTAGGCTTGCGCGGCCTTGGGATCGATCGCGGCACCCTGCTCGAATGCCTGGGTGTCGCCCGCGATGATCTGAGGCGCAAGACCTTGGAGGCGTTCGCGCTGTCCACGCTCGCGCCCCAACTCGCCCTGCTGCTGGATGTACTGCATGCCTTGAAGAACGTTTGCCATGTTCAGCCCTTCCCAGGTTGATTGCCGAGATACCAGCCGGTGCCACCCGGGTTATTGGCCTTGTTGCCCTGATACCAGTTGTTCAGACCGCCCCCCAGACCGTAGGCAAGATCGCTGTAGTTCTGGCCCTTCTGCTGGAACGAGCTGGCGCGGGCGTTGCCGATGTTCTGGTAGGCGCCACCGATCTGGTTCGCCGCGTTGGCTCCAAGGGAGCCCAGGGTGCCCACCGCCGCCTGACCCTGCCCCGCCTGGCCGGCAAGCTTGTTCCAGTAGTTGCCGGCATACTGCGTGGCCAGCCCCTGACCCAGAGCAATCCGGTCGGCATCCGCGCCACCCGAACCCATCGCGCCACCCGCCGACAACCCGCGCTCCAGGCCCTTGAATCCCTGATCCACCGCGAACTTGTAGTCGGGTGAACTCTCGAAACCAGACCAGTCTCCGCTGAGAAACGCATTCTGTCGGTCCAGGGCGCCGTAGCCTGCCTCCAGGAACGGCATGTAGTCGTCGCGCGTTGTGTCGTACTGACGGCGTTGCTCATCGATTGCAGCGAGGTTGGCGTCCCGGGAAGCGTCTGCTGCTTTGTCTGCACCTCTGTTCGACAGCGCCGAACCAGCAACGGTCGCGACACCGGCAATCACCATTCCCCAGCTCATGATTCGATCCTCTTGTTTTCCTGTTTCCCAAGAACGGGTGCTTCGGGCACGATGAATTTCTCCTCGATCGAGGCGATGTCTTTGAGCCTGGTGGGGTGAACGTTGATCCAGCGCACATCGGTGTGCGCGAACCCGACCTTTTTGCAGCCTGGGGGCGAGACGAACACGCAGGGCGCTTCAAGCCGGCGCACCCCTTCGGGGGTCGTGACCTCGATCGCCCCCTGCAGCAGGATGTTGAGCGTCGAGAAGCGGTGAATCTTGCCTGTCAGCATCGTGCCGGCAGGAATGAACATCTCCCGCCCGTAGATGCCTTCGGCGAAGTGATGCGTTATCGGCGCCTCCACCGCGGGGAACTTGGCCAGCTCGGTTTCGAGCCGCTTTATCTGCTCGTAGCTGGGGGTGCGCGGAAGGTCGCCCATCAACGCCGGTACGTTCTTCATCGAACCACCTCCGGCATCCATGACGCCGCCAACAGGTCGCGCTTGCCGGGGCTTGCCACCTCGATTTCCCAGATGCGCGTTTCGGACCTGCCGAGCCTGCGCTCGACTACCTCGGTGCGGTACTGGCCCGATGCGCCAATCGAGACGATCCGGGCATCGCTGTAGTTGTGGCCGCCGTCATCGCTGTAGCGGATGCTGCAGAAATGGTCGTCCTCGCCCGTCGGCGTGCGGCCGACATCGAACACAAGCTTGATCCCAGACACGAAGATCTCATTGCCCTCGGCGTGGACTACCTGGGAACGGCACCGCGCAACCATGGGCTGCCCGTCCTCGCTCATCACATCCTTGTCGAGTCGATAGATCTTACCGTTGGTGTAGTCGCCGCCGTACCACTGGGCGTTGCTCTTGGTCAGGGTGTTCAGGCGCCACCGGTTCAGCCCGTAGGACTGCTTGCGGTGCCACCGGTCCGTCCATGCGTCATAGCCCCAGGTCTGGCCGTCAGGAAAGGTCAGGTAGAACACCTTGTGCTTCCCGTGCTCCCAGACCGTCGCGAAGGCTTTGGAAGCGTCCAGTCGCGCCATTGCTTCGGCAATAGGTCCGGTGCTGACGATCTGCGGGCTATGCCCGGCCATCCGGTACACGAGCCGGTCATTGCCCAGCCAGTACACCGTGTTGTCCATCAACGCAGCGGCGAACGGATTCGCACACCCCACGTCAATTTCCATGCCGTTCGAGTTCTGGAACGTGCCGGTAGCGGCGCCGGTATTGCGGAAGAACTGGCCCGTTCGCTCGCCGAAGATCACCATTTCCCGGTGACTGGCGACCGATGTCACCAACTTGTCGGGCTGAGCCTCGGCGTCGTATCGGTCGAGCGTGTTGTACTGCGTGGCCTGGCGCAGTTCCGAATGCAGCCAGTAGCGGCCCTGCGGCTCGACACCGCCGATGTATCCATCGATGAAGTTGGCCGACTTGAGCCCCGGGAATCCCGGGTCGGTGATCTGCTCGAGCGTTTGCGCCACCGTGTTGTAGACGTAGCCCGATTGCCCGTTGGCTATCAGCACCTCGTGTCCATTGGTGATCTGGTTGTGCGCCATCTGGACGCGACCAACACCGGGAATGTCGCCTAGCTCACTCGGGGTGCCATCTGCGGCGACACTGAACAGTTTCGTGTCAGACACCGCCAGCAACTGGCCTTCGACATCCCAGGTGCCACGAACCGGCGCACCCGTCCCAAGGTCCGCATGCGCTACTAATCCTGGCGAGCTCTCGTACTTCCACGCCGAGCGCGTGCCGGGCCGCTCCGCAGGCACCGGTATCCAGTTCTGCGCATCCTGTGCCGTCCACGGGAGCGCCTCATCGGCATAGGCTTCACCGATGATCGGAAGCGGCTGCCAGTCCATCAGCGGTAATACCCGTCTCGCCAACTGCCCCCAGGCCGACCCGTACCTGCTGGAAGGTCGGGATACTCGGTGCGGGCGTAGGTGTTGACCGTCTGCTGCGCGGTCAGCGTTGCCAAGCAATCCCGGGCCAGCGCGATGATGTCGGCCTCGATCGCTACGCCATATTTCGGCCGCAACCGAACCGCGAGGTTGTAGCCGATAGCAGCCTCGGCCTCGGGAGGCACGGGAAGCGTGTCCGTGGGGTCGCTGACATCCGACCACCCCAGATTGGGGCCGTCCACCTCCCATTCCCGCATCATGAGATTGAGTGCGCGGATGCCGTCACGGGCATCGATCGGCTTCACTGCCGAATTTGCGTCCTGCACCTTGAGGTGCCCCAACGCGTCGCGCAGGATGTCAACGACCTGAGTCATTTACGTGGCCTTCTTCGGGCGCCCAGGCTTGCGCTTGGGCAGCGGAGGCGCAGGCTCGTCTCCTGGGAAGGGGTCGCCGGGAGGCATCGGCTCAGTTTTGGCGGTGTCCGCCTTCTTGGGGCCTTTGCCTGCGCGATAGAACCCATCGCCAGTGGCGGTTTTCTCGTCATCAGCGTCAGCGACCAGCTTGAACGCTGCCTTCGTGTCGCCCCCGAGATACAGGGCGCGCGGGTATTCATGGGACATCAGGTTTCTCCAAAAAGAGACGGCCGCCCCGAAAGACGGCCGTCAACCCACTGACGTGATTACTCGGTGATGCGAACGGCGTGGTCGGGGCGCACGCCGGTCTGACCGATCAGGACATCCACACGGGTGTTTTCCGTGTTCTGATAGCCGTCACCGAAGGTCATCACGCGGACGCTGATGTTGTTCACCGTGGCGGTGTAGCCCTCACACGAGGCCAAGACAGGCAATGGCGCAAAGCCGACTGCGAAGGCATCACGGTGGAATGCCAGGTTCTGCGCGTTGCTCTCCGACGCTGTGCCGAAAATAGTGATCGCCGCACCAGCGCCAGGAGAGGCGGTGACGGTGCCGATCACGGTTGCCGAGGTCGGCGTGATCGCCGGGCTGATGCTGACGTTGCCCGCGCCGCCGGCATAGTCCGCCGTCACCGTGAACATGCGCGGCTTCCCGTTGTTCTCGCCGGTCAGCGGGTGTACCGCATTCACCCCATCGACCATGATGATCGAGCCTTCCGTGATTGGGCCAGTTCCGGTATCGACCGCGAGAACAGAGCCTGTCTGCCCCGCGCCATTGACCAGGTACCCAGTACCGGCACCGTTGGTGTGAACCGAGATTGACTGCTGCTCGAAGAACGTGAACCCGGCGAATTGCCCGACCGCGTTGTCGTCAAATTCCTTGCGAATCTCGGAATTCGTATGGAACAACGTTGCGTTGGCCTCAGCCAGCCCGATGTTGGCGTCCGAGCTGAAATGCAAGCTTCGCTCACCGGCTGGCGCCAGGAAGCGATTCAAGGCTGCCGATGCTTCTCGGTACGGGGTGCGGGTGACCGGGAGGGTGCCCCAGGTGCCTACCACGTTCGGGGTCTGCTTGGTGAACTCGCTGACCAGCCATGAATTGATCTGCGCGCTGAGACTGTTGACCGCTGGGCGCACAACGCGCTTGCGAAACTCGGAAACCTCAAGCGCCTTTTCTTTGGAGGTGAAGGAGACCGCAGCGTGCAGTTCCTTGTTCAACGTCAGCGAAACTTCGCCTTCCTGGAATGACGGAGCCGCGCCGCCGCCGGCAAACACGGCGCCTTCGTATACGACAGGCACATGCGGAATGCTGATCCGCACGGTGTCGCCCTTCTTGTAGCCGTTGACCTCTTCGCCGAACTCGCGCTTGCGGTCGGTGTTCACGTTCTTGACGATGGCGTTTTCTTCGACCAGCATCTTCGCCGCCTCTCGGGCGAACATCTGGTGGGTATTGAGCTGTGGCATAACTGCGTTTCCTCAAGAGTTGAGGCTTACCGCTTCCTCTCGCGCTCTTTCTCGCGCTTGAACCACTCGTCATCCGTCAGCTTTTCCGGCGGGGTTTCCGCTGTGCTGCGGCCTGACACGGTGGGTGTCGGAGCGGGGGCCTTGGAGATGGGTTTGGGCTTTGCCTCAGTGACCTGGGGCGGGCTCTGCTCTTGAGTTGGCGCGGCAGTGATGCGCGACGCGAGACGTTCGACGGCTGCCGCCGCCAGGTGTGGCTGGATCGAAGCCAGCCAGAACGCATCGTCGTCGTTGCTTCCAAGGTGGTACGCAATCGCGGGACCACTTTCGTGGGCCATGATCGCGGCCTGATGCTCGTCGGACAGCGGGAACTGAATCGAACCAACGACTTCCGGGAAATCCGGATGGTTGTCGGCGAACTCGGCGATTCGTTCGGTGTAGGTCGCCAGTACTTCACGCTGTCGATTGGAGGTTTCGGCCTCTTTGGTCTTGCTCTCACGTTCGGCGAGTTCCTGTTGCACGGCCCACTTGCTGTGGGCGCGCTGGAACGCCGCCAAATCGAAATCGTGTTCCTCAAGGGTCGGCTCACCATCGGCCGTGGCCGTGGGTTGCCGGGTCTGTGCCGGCTGCGGCTTCGCCTCGAGCTCGGCCAACTTGCGCCGCATTTCGGCGTTCTCGCCGTTGATGCGTTCGATGTACTGCTTGGTGCGGTTCTTCTTGCGTTCGGCCTTCTGTTCCTCGTCCTGCTTCGCTTCCTCAGCCTTCTTTGCAGCCTCGTCATCGGGGGTCGCTGCGGCCGATTCCAGGGCTTCCGCCTCGGCGTCGTTCTTGGGTGCCGGGACGGTGGTTTCTTTGACTTCGGCAACGGCTTCGCCGCCGCTCACCTCTGGGGTGTCGGTTTCGGTGTTCATTGCATCCTCTCGGGTTTCGGCCAGGCCGGGCCGATGCGGTCGGGCTAAGCCCGTGGTTTCTCAGCCCGGATAGCTGTTGGGCGGATATTCGTCAGGCGTAAAAAAACCGCCTTGCGGCGGCTGGGTGGATTCGATGAACTCGGGTTGCGGCGGAGGCATTGCGAATTGCTGTGCAAGCGCCGCCATCTGCCCTGACTGCATCATGTTCTGTAGCTGCTGCTGCACCGCCTCGGCAATCGTTTTCTGAATGTCGGCCTGCGCCTGTGGGAGCACGGCCTGCGCCTCGGCACCCAGCTTCGCGGCGCCAGCGGCTGACTTCTCAGCATCTGCCAGCAGCTTCTTGACCTGCGCCTCAAGTCGTGGATCGGGTGGCGGCTGCTGCGGTGGCGCATCCTCGCCTTCCTTGGGAGGCAACACGCCCTGCGCGACCAGTTGCTTGCGGAAGGCCGTATCAACTTCCTCAGCCCCAGGCAGATCCATGTTCTTGACGGCGGTGTAGGCCATCAGCGCCGCAATCGGCGGTGGCAAGCCATTGCCCATCTGGCCCAGCATGTTGGTGAAGCCCTCGACCGCCTCCAGGCGCTGGGTCGCGTAGCTCGGGCCGACCGTGACGACAACGTCGTATTTGCCCTTGCTGATGTCGTTCAGCACGACCATTTCGCCCGTCTCCGGGTCCTGTACCTCCTGGTACAACTGCTTCCACTTCTCGCCGCCGTCCTCACCCAGAACACGGACGACCCGTGGGGTGTCGTACACCTGCGGGATCATATCCACGAGGATTTCATAGGTGTAGCGGATCGCGTACATCAGGTTATCGATGTAGTTGAACGTCGCCACCGCGCCCGATTGCTTGCGCTCCCGCTGCGCGATGCCGCTTGTTTCGTTCGACCTTGCACCAAGACTGGCGTCGTACTGGCCAGTCGTGGCCTTCATGTCGTCGTTGTCCATCCCGGCCAACTGGATCAACGCAGCGGGCACCTGGGCCTGCTCGGCACGTTTCGGGATATCGTCTGCGTCATCACGGACCGGCAGGTACGGGTAATCCTCCGAGTTTGCCTTCTTCCAGAAATGCTCGAGCCCCTTGATCCACTTCATCTTGAGGATGAATGGCGCCTTCGGGGCCTTGGCAACCGCCTCGGTCATCGCCGTGCGGTGGACGTTGTGCAGGCGCTGCTGATCCTTCGACGGCCGCACCATGCCCTGCCAGTAGTCCTCGCCATCGATGTTCTGGATGTTGCCCCAGACCGGAATGAGCGGGATGAATTTGGATGGGAACTCGTAGGGCTCGTCCAGGAACTCATGCCCGTTGGTCAACTGCATGCAGACCTTGTGAGAGTTGATCATGCGTCGGCGAGCGATCGTGACGCCGGCCGCCTGCAGTTCCTCCTCGCTCAAGCCTGCCGTGTCAGCAAAAACGACAGCCCCGGACGACAGCGCCCACAACTCGCGGCGCATCGGCTTCTTGTACCAATATTCGGATATCTGAACCTTCCCAGCTTCGCGCCAGTCCACGCATTGGGCGTCATCGAAGAATGCGCCCCAATCAGCCTCAGGATACTCGCGCTCAGCCTCATCTTCCGACATGAAATCATCGACAAACGCGAATCGCCCATCGCGCCGGTCGATGTCCATTGCCGCCGGGTCGAAACGCACCGAGAAGGGGTTTCGCACCGGCTTGATACGGATATCGAGGTCGAAGTCATCCTCGTTCGCGTAGTCCGTGCAGATCCTCCACACCCCAAAGCCACCCTGCACGGCCGTCTCGAATGCGATGTCGTACGCCTGTTCAGCGTTGCTCACCGACTCGATGTTGCGGCAGATGCCCTGCATGATCTCGGCCAGGCCACGATCGTTCTCCTCGGCGCCACGCACCTTCCCTTGTGGGCGCGTCTGGCGCATCTCGTTGACGACTTGACGAACATGGCTATTGAGCTTCGGGAACTCGTAGCATGGCCGATCACCACGGCGTGTCTTGAGCGCGGTATCCCACTGCGCGCCCGGCACCGTTACGAACTTGATGTCCTCGCTCGCCTTGTCGTACAGCGACGCGCTGCACTCAACCGAACGCGCCCGCCGCTTGAGCATCTCGGCAATACGATCGGTTTCTTTTGCGTCGGCCATCAGTAATCCACCTGGTAATCGTCCAGCGCCGAAACGTCCATGCCGTCCTCCGGCCACGACAACGGCATCTCCGGCTCGGCGATTCGGGCCAGGCTATCGAGCATGTCGTCGTGAAGGGAGACGGGAAACGCCTTGAATTCGTGTTGCACGAACACATCGACAAGATCCTCGACCTTGCCCTCGTAATTGGTCTTGTGCAGCGTGCGGGGCAGGTAAATCCGCCCCTGCTCGAACAGTGGAATCAGCCGCTTGATTCGGTCGGCCTTGGGGAGCTGGCCGGCGACCGGAAGCACGTCGAAGCGGTAGTTCTGCGTCTCTTGCTGCGACTTCAAATGCTCGATGTCCGCCATCATCCCGTACTTCTCGTACCGGACTTCCTGCGGCTTCCACTTGCGGTGCAGGTCCATCACAAGTCGGGTGCGTTGGGTCAGGTTGAGCCGATCCCGGTAGAGGTCGAGCGCGTAGTAGTTCCGGTCATGGCCCAAGCCAATCACCCAAACCGACGTGTAGTCGTTTCCCTTCTTCTTCTCGCTGGCCGGATCGACCAGGATGTAGCGGTTGGTTCCGGCCGCAGCATCGTTGTCGTAGAACCGCAGCCAGTCCTCCCGGAAGCCTTGAGTCTCGTCCGCCTTCGGGTTCTGCAGCATCTGGCAGGCGAAGGTGTACGGGCCCATGTCCCGGCGCTTCTCGGCCAGTGTCTCGGCCGATAGCAGGACGGGCACGCCTTCCACTGACCCATCCTCAGTCGCCGGGTAGATGCGCGGCGTCGCCGTCTCGCGGTCAATGACCGTCTTGTAGCTGTCGTTGAAGTGGTATCGCGTGCCGATGAACCGCTTGACTCCGCCATCGGTGCCCAGGTTGTAGCTCAGCTCAAGCGCGCTGGTCGTCTTGGCGATCATGTCGGGCGTTGTGACCGACTCTTTCGTGACCAAGTCGTCGAAGATCAGCCTGGGGAAATGCTTGCCGGTCGGCTGCCCATCCACCACGCCCCATGCCTCGACCGTGGACTCCTTCGGGTTGGTCTTGCGCTTGACGACAATCCCATCGTCCTCCGACCACTTCGGCGCCTTGCGTGGGTCGTCCCACAGAATGTCCGGGAACAATTCACGCAGCTTGGCGTTCCGCTCGAGCTCGACCTTGATTTGGCGAAGGAAGCCTTTCGCGATCGGCCGTGTGTGGCTGAATATCCCGAAGCACAGCTCGCGTCCGCCGTAGATCGGCAGCGGGTCTTTGCCGTGACTGCCTAGGATTTCCATGATCGTCAGCCCGAAGGTGATGATCGTGGACTTGTAGTGCTCACGTGCCCACAGGTCCAAGTGCCCGTTCGGACTGGCCTGCACCTCCTCGCACCTGGCCTTCAACCATGGGCGGTCGATGTCCTTTCGGCCGAGGATCTCCGTCAACAGGTAGAACAGGTCAGTTCTCGCCCGAGCCCTGCTTTCCCTGCGCCCACGCTCCTCCAGCAGCGCCAGCAGTTCGCGCTTCTCGGAGGCAGGCATGGCGATGTTCACGGTTCGGAGATGTACGTCCCGGCCGCATACGTCTTGCCATCGACGCGCAACTCATTGCCCACCACCTTGGCGCGACCGACAAGCTCACGCAGCCACTTGGGTGGGACGCCATCACCGAAATCGAACCTCGGCCGGCCTCCGATGATGCCAATGAATCGAACCTTCATGCGGTCACCGTCAGGATGGTGGGCCCGGCAACGGTGTTTTCGTCGCCGAAGTACGGCCCAGGCATGACCTCGACCACGAATAGTTGGTTGTAGACCTCGCCGTTATCCAGGGTGACTTGGCACTTCATGCCAACACATCCCCTATACGCGGCCTGGATCATCACCTGAGCTGCACGGCCGGCGATCGTTGGGGCAGACATGCCGACGCTCGATGCCACCTCCATACGCCACTGTGCCTGCACAATTGATCGGGACGGCGGAATGGCGCCATTGAAGTCGGCAACGAGGCAGCGCTTCTCGTTCGGGTACAGCCGCATCGAATGGATCCGCGTCCGGGTGTGTGCCGAGACATAGGCACGCGAAACGCGGCCCAGTTCCTCGCATGGCTCAGAAACCGGCGGGTCGGGAACTTCCACCTCGATCAAGAACTGGGAGGTCGATGCGTCATACTCCCCACCAGTCGTGATCACCATGTCCTGCTCAAGAGTGAAGTCGATAGTGACCTCAACTGGGTTTGGCTCCCAAGACGTCTCTGGCGTAATAGAAGTGTTTGGGATGGTCTGAACAACAACAAGACCGTCTTCCGTTTGCACGGTAAACGCTACATCGCCTGGGGCGGCCGCAGCATAGGAGATAGGCGTGATCCGTAAGTTGATCGGCTCACGACCCACGGTATAAACGAAATTGAACTGCCAGTCTGCTATAGCGCCACCTGACGGCGGCGTACCTTGGTCCTTTATCGCAACGCTAGAAACAAGAGAAACGCTTCCACCGAAGTCAGAGTTCTCGACGAACGTGAACTCGATGCCGCTTGTCTCGATGGGAACCCAAGCCATCAGCCAGTCTCCTTGCCGAGCATCGCTTTGATCCGCGCGTCAATCTCGGCATCTGACAACTGACCGATCGGGGCTTCAGGGTCACCAGCCAGAACCTGGCGGTCGCCGTACTTGCGAGGCTTAAGCTTGGCTGCCACCCACTTGCGGGCGTCCACGCGGAGCCGGTTCCGTGCCACAGCAGTCGCGTCAAGCGCAAACCGGACCTCCTCGCCGTCCACCTTGGCCGTGATTGCGGATTCATCCGAAATGCCCACAATCTCGTCAGCGAGCGTGTCCGCTTGGTCCTCCCTCGCGCGCGCATACATGTCTCGGAAGCGTTCATGCGCAGCAAGCCACCTGAACACGGTAGACCGTCCAGGCATGTCAGCATCGGCACAAATTCCCTTCAGGCTCTCCCCATCGGACAGACGCACGCAGATGGTGGCTGCGAGTTCCTCTGTGTAGTCGGATGGGCGTCCAGTCATTTTTCAGTAGACTCCAAGGACAACCCACACAAGGAGCGCCACCACAGACGCCATGTAAACGTTTGAAGCTGAGTCCTGCTTCCGCTGGAGCTCCCTTCCTTCCTCAGTGTTCGGATCGAACCAACTCATGGCGTTTCCTCCACAACCGCAGTCAAACTGAACGGCCCGTTGTTGTTCAGGTACGTGGCGCTCGGCTTCATTGTGTCACCACCTCGGCGTATCGGCGCCATGCGTCTTGACGGGCGTCACACTCGGCCCCGACTCGAACAACTCGTCCCGCAGCCTCTGCTCGGCGTTGATCGGCTGCAGCAAGCTCGCCGGCGGACTCGGCACCTGCGGACAGGCGATCGGTCTCGCAACCTCGCCAGAGGTCTTGCAGGCGCACAGTGCCAGCCCGCAGGCCAGCGACAGTAGACGCCTCGGTGTGCTTGCCATCGTCGAACCCTCTCTGATACTCGACTGCCAGCTTGTTGACAGCCGCTTGCATGCCCTGTTCAGCCTTGCGGGCGTCACGCTGTGCATCGGCCTCGGCTGCCATGAACTCACCGATTACCTTCTCGGCACGCGCGTTGGCCCGGTTATAGCCGTTCCCGTCCGCCCAGCGGTAGAACATAAACTGGAACAGGGAGAATGCTACTACGACCGCTCCGGCCTTCAGTAGTGGCGCGTACGAGATCAATCAGCCGGCTTCTGCTTGAAGCTGGTGGCGAACGGGGTCAGGACCGCAGAACCGACTGCAGCACTGCCAAGCGTAGCAAGTGCCCACATCGGGAATGCGGCCTTCGCGCCATGATCCAGCAATGCGTAGGCCGCCAAGCCCGCCAGAGACGACGTGTTTATTACCGACAGCCATGTCGAAATGCGGTGCCATACGTGATTGAAGTCGAAGCGGGCGATGAACGCCTTCAATGGGTCGATGATGATTATGGGTCCGCCTGGCATGGTCATTTCTCCGGTTGCTTTTGCTCTGCACGAAGCTTGTTGATGTAAGCGTCGTGAATGTCGTCGTTGTTGCGTAACGTGCTGAAATCGCTGTCGATTCTTCCGAACTCACGGCTAAGCCAGAAGCCTCCGACCATCATCATTCCCAGCATCATCAGGGATGCCGTCACCGAAACCCAGACGCCGACACCGCCAGCGTTCACGGTGATGGTGGAGTTGCTTGAATTGCTCCGGATCAGCTCGTCCGTCTTCTCTGAAAACTTGTTAAGAGCGCGCGTAAGCTCCTGAACTTCCCCCTGTTTATCAGTCACTTGTAGGGCTCCGTGAACACGGGGACGTCCATTTTAAGAGCAATCCTGTACACCACGTCCCGCAGTGCATGGATCTCCCGCCGGAACTCGTCCAAGTGCCCGTTTCGAACGTAGTCCTCGGCAACCTTAACTTTCAGCGCGTGGTGATCGCGCCACAGCATCCAGACCCAACCGACCAGACCCACGATTGCAGCCGCCAGCAGGGCCACGATCAATTGCTGAATGCCAGCATCCATCAAATGGCTTCCATCGCCTGCTTATACAGGGAATCCCACGTCTGCGGATGTGGCTTGCCTGGCCGCCAATTGCGCAGGTAGTACGCCCACGCCCCGTCAGCGTCCCCGATGGCTGGAAGTGGCCTCGCGTCCGTCCACAGAAGCAGCCTGGCGAAGCCGGCCGCAAGAATATCGTCATCAGCCAAGGTCCGGTACACGCCGTCAAGCGTGGCAGGAACGCCGCGAAGCGCACAAATAGCCTTGGCATGGCGCGCGCTGGACTCATGGGTGAGAACACCCTTCACGCCGCCACCGCGCTCAAACTGCCAGAAGCCCATCGCTGGGCCCCCAATCTGTTTGCGATGCTCGAACCTGGATTCCTGCAAACCTATGGCCAGCAGCATCACCGTAGCGCCTAGGCTGGCGAATTTACCGGGCAAGACTTCCCTATACGCTGGGTAGATGATCTTTTCGCGGGCGTATTCGAGTGTTGACATAGGCATAGAAGCCCGGGCGAGTCGGTCGGTCGAGGATCCGCTGCCCGGGAGGGCCACTGACGGCCGGAAATATGGTGTATTGCTTGTGGAACGCCTGCTCGGGCTTTTCAGAACCCCGGTTGCGGGACTTGTCCGGGTTGAAACCGCTACTGCTCTGCCACAAGCAAAATGGCGTATTCGAGGGTTGGCATTAGCGCTCAGGTAGCTTTGCTGCTTTCATTTCCGACTCAGCCTTGAAGGCCGTCTCAAGCGATTTCGCGATCTCGTCCGCGTGACGTTCGTTATCGCATTCGGCCATCACTTTGTGACTTCCGGTCATCCCATGACTGCCGTCTTTGCTCTGATACGGGTGGTAATAGGCCGTCACGGTGTAGCGGACCACTGGGCGCACCTGAAACTCAGGGCCAGGAACGTTGGTTTCGTCGTACATGGTCGTCTCCTAGGGCCGCAGCCCATCGAGGTTTGCCACCCCGCAGGGTGGATTTGCCAGATCGGCAAATAGGAGCCCGTCCCGCAGCCAGCTTAGGAGAGGGGACGTTCGTTCTGGTCGGGAGACGGGCTGGAAAGATCGGCCCGTGTCGCCGGGCCAACGCGCTGTCCGTGGGCTGTCTAATTTTCCGGACTGCCACCGCAGTTAAGGATTGCGGCTCCATCCGGGCTCACCAGAGGGGGCTGGCGGCCCGGCGTTCGCGGCGAAGGGAGCGCCGGGAAAGGGAGCGCCGCCTTCATCGGCGGGCAGTTTGCTCATGCTAGACCCATTTTGCACATTCAGTCGGACACGTCAATAGGTTTAAGCTAGCACGGCCTAGGCTGAGCTAGCGCGATGGGGACTGAGCTAGCACAGCCGGAATTTCACGCCGCCGCGCGCTGGCACAGCTTGGCGAACATCCAGCCCCTGCCTTCGGCCAGAAGTTCACGGAACCGGCCGCGCCCGAAGCCCATGGCCTTGGCTTTGTCGGCCTGCAGGCCCATCACCTGGTATTCCTGCCGCACCGCCTCAGCCATCAGCCCATCTTCACGGGACAGATGCAGCCACGCTTCCTGCACCATTGGCACCGGATCGTTCCTAGACGGCGCTGCAGGGGATGCGCTTCCGGACGAGCGTGTCTCCTTGCACGGGACAGGGTCGCGGCTCCAACGCTTCTCTCCGTTCCGCACAAACGGCTTGAATGACTTCTTGGACCGCTTGTCCTCGCCACGGGTGCCGAACTCCATTGCCCGAGCTATCGGGTGGGTGGCGCGAGCGCGGGCTGACTCCGGAACCTCGGATTCGGGCCGCTCTCCGTATGCCCATCCCCAACGCCGCAGTGACGCCTCAAACTCTACTTTGGTCATTTCTTCACCTTCCCGCAGCGGGTACATTTGCGTCCGAACTCGCGCCAATACCCAGGCTGTAGGGTCACGGCCATAGCGACCAGCCCCCACGTGCAGCCATTATACTGAGTCCACTTTAGTAATGGTTTCCATCGATGCCAGCCCACGCTGCATAGGATGCTCACTTATTTCCCCAAAAGTTCGGCGATATACCCGCCCTAGCCACACGGAGGTCATGCTGGCGTTGTTCAAAACGTAGCGATTCATCCAGTCGAAACTTTGCTCTAGCAGCGCCTCTATCTGCTTCTGGCAATGTTTCCAGCCACTTATCCACCAAGTTTTTGCGGTGTTCTCTCTGCACGCGGGCCGCCTCAAGCTCTGCGAATACGAAACCAATGTCTATGAACACTTGCTGTCTCCCCGCATGGCGGTGTCCAATGCCAGAATTGCCTGCTCGCACTCATGCCGAGTTCGATCAGCCTCTTTTGTGAACGGGTTTGATTCGCCATGCGCCCGAAATGCGTCCGTTACGCGCTTGCCGACTTCCCTCATTGCAGCAGCATCGGCCTCAGCGAGCCAGGCCCTCATTCGCATCTCGTCCCAATCCGACACTCGGTCACTAGCCTGAACTTCCCACGAATCACGATCCGCCTTGAGCTCCTCAACTTCCGCCAGAAGGGTGTCGTAGTCTGCGGCGTCGATCCAACCCCCACCCTCGTTCTCAACGAGGCTAAGGCCAGTGAACGTATACCGCTTAACCGGCTCTATCTTCTTGTCCATCACTTGTCCTCATCGTTCATAGGTTGGCCCTGATTTAACTCAACTCATGCCGCCAGCCTATGCTTGCGAATCACCCGGTCCAACGCAGCCCGGATCTGAACCTGCCGATTGATCTGCCGGTCAAGCTTCCGTAGGTGCGCCTCCCTTGCAGTCTGGGTCCATCCCACGAACCTGGATTCGTCCTGTGCTTCTCGCTTGCGCTTGGTGTTCATGGGACCTCCTCTATTTTCACGCGCGCCGCATATTCCTTGGCGCGACCCCGAACCTGGTCGTACTTCCACGTCACACGGGGGTCGGCGTCATCCACGCCGAGACGGTCGGCAATCCCATCTCTGAGCGCCTTGAATCCAGATTGCAAGTTGTCGCCATCCAGCTTTCGTGGAGCGACCCGGATCATCGTCACTACGCACGGGAGCGGATGGGGTGCGACGGCCAGCGCCGCAAGCCGATGCTGCTTTGTGCGCCGCGCTTTCGTTGCCCAGTGCTCGCGCTTGTTGGCTACCGAATCGATGCGGATGGGAAGCTCGATCATCGGCATTCCTCCCCTCCGTCTTGCGCCATAGAGGCGTCTATTGCGGCGCGCAGACCCGGAAAGTCCTGCTCATGTGGCGACTGCTGCCAGCCGATCCAGCCGATGCTCGCCTCCCTCGGTTCGGTATGCCCATCCCCGTAGTGACGCACCCCGGCCTCAAGCCAATCCAACCTCCGCGCGTCCTCCATCGCGGACAGTGCGTAGTCGATGGCTGCGAGCTTTGCTTGTCCCGCAGGGTCATACGGAGCATCCATTTCGACGCCAACCCGCAAGTCCCGCAGCACCGCCGCGTGGTCTGATGGCTTATTCATGGCTGTCTCCGGTGGCTTTTGCGATGGCTTCCACGACGAGAGAGAACACGTCTTCGTCTCCAGTCCATCCGCCGCTAGCCTCCATCCCGTCGCGGACGTGCTCCAGCACTTCCAGCAACTCAGGCGCGGAGGCTATCAGACGGGCGTTGGCTTCGCGCTCGGCATCAGGGATGACGTGCTGTTCACTGGTGAGCGCGCCTTCGCGCTTGCGGCACCAAACCGTGGCAATCGCATGACCCCGAACACCAATTTCGTCGCGCAACGCATCGTATTGCCGCCGCTGGTCCCAAGGCCCTGGCGTCGGCCCGCTCACGACTGATCCTCCAGGGCGGCGAATAGGGTGATGGGATTCATACAAATTGCCATAAGCGGAAGGCTGACCGGCCCGAACCACAGTGCGGAAGCATGATTAATCGCGCGCTGTTCTTGGAGCCTTCGCGCTTCGGCCTTACCCCGGCAGTGTGCGCAGCTATCCTGCCGACTGCCCCGGTTAAGACCCTTACCGCAGTCCTCGCAGCGCATGCTTTTCGGGGCTGTCATGCCGCTTTCCTCCGCCGGTCTTCATCGTCCCAACCCACATTCCAAGCATCCCTCAGCGTCCGGCCTTCCTCTCCCATCCCGTACATAGGGCACTTGGTGCGCGGCTTTCCTGAGCGTCGAGCCGACTCTCCAGCCTCTTTTGCCTGTTTCCACTTGCGCTCGCTCATTTCACTTCCCCTTGACCGTGATGAATCCGTGATGCACCCACCATGACATGGTGCGAGCCATACCCCTGAGCGCGTAGTAAAGCCATTCTTGTTCCGGCATCGGCTTGCATCCATTCCCGTCAAACGCAGCGTGGCATGGGGCGCAACCGAACGTAGCGCAAGTATCGTCCGGCTTCTGCCCACCGCCGACCAGCCCAGCGATACGGATATGACACAGCATGTTCCCCGCAGTCTTGTCCGTTGTTGCGTCACCGCAAACCCCCGCAATGTTCAGCATGCAACGAGCATCGTGGTGTCCAGCGGACTCCCGCAGTTTCTTGGCAATCAGGCTCATAGCGGCTCATCCGTCACGAACCGCGCAAGGCACACAGTCGGTCCCCATCGAATAGGATCGATGCCCAAGCCTTGGTCACTAGGATAATCGCCGATGTCGAAGGCCATTCGGATCGCCTCTGTTGCTTGTGACTTCGTGAACTCCAAGCTGGATCGTGGAAGTCGAATCAGCCCTGGATGACCTTCTCCGGTATTAATCCCCGGAATCAGCCGGTCCCCCAAGATCGTGGCCGCGATGCAATGCCGCCAGTCGTCTTTGCTCAGGATCACGCCATGCCAGCGCACCATGTCGGATAGGTCTCCGCAGGCACTATTTAGAAGCTTTTGCTGCTTCCGAGTCATTGGAGCGTTGCCAGACTCTTGCCAATCTTTGCGCTCAGTGCTAACTGCAGTGTCATGTTTAACATCGGCAGTCACTTGATCGGCTCCACGTCGTCGATCTGGTCCGGAACCCAGATATCGAACAAGGTCGAATTGTAGTATCGGCCGGATGCCAGCTTGGCATTGACCTCAGCGGCCTTCATGCGCCACGCCGCATCCTCAATACCAGCGTGATCGGTACCTCGCGTTTCGCGGATCGCCTCGACCTCAATGAACGTTGATTGCCACTCCATGCGCTCAAATGGGACTGTCATGGCGAACATAGAAACCCCAAGGACGCCCAATAAGATGACGCCAAATGCCAAGCCATCCCATCTACCATAACGATTCTGATTCAGATACACCCATCCCACCACCAGGAGTACCACACACACCGTCAAGATAATCATTCCGCTCTCCTGTAACGCTCGGTTGCCTACGCTGTCAGTTGGCTTTGCACACTCCCTCCCCGGCCGCCATATCGCGACCAGACAGTTCACGCTGCGCTTTGTGGATCCTGGCCTGTCGCTCCTCGCGAGTTTCCGGGATCACCGGCTTCGCCGGCTTGTCCGCCTCAATCTCGCCGGCAGATGGCTCCGGCAACTCACCGCCGCGCATGACGTGTTCGCGGGCCAGCTCGTAGGCATCACGCAGCATCCGGGACGCCTTGTCGGCCGACGCCATGCGAAACAGGTGTCCGTCCAAGTGCGTCCAAACCAATCGGGTGAACGGCTGGACCTTGGCGACATCCATGCTCACCGCAGGGAAGCTTGGAATGCCGAGGCACATGGCTCGGAACTCGGGGAGCGTTGGTGGCCACGGGTCGCTGCTGACCACACACGCCTTGAGCCCTTCGGCGACCTGTTGGGGGGTGATCCCAGCCAGCCCCTTGGCCCACGTCCCGGCAGACCCGTCGGCGTCCGACGAATCCCCATAGGCGCTCACCCACTTGTGTCCGTAGATCTCAGCCATCCGGACCCACAACGTCCTGGCGGCCGTTGGCCCTAGCGCGGTCTGCGGCCTCTCCGGCGATGGCGTTGGCACGGACCCGTTCGACGGCAGATAGCTTTTGATGTGCTGCATTGTGGGTTCCGGTAGTGGCAGGCTTGGTGATGGCGTCCGTCCAACGTTCGCCATTCAGGTATGTGGCCGGGAGGGGGATGTACCCGCGCACCCATCCGTCATCCTCTGCAATCTGGATCGGCAAGGCAGCCATCAAGGCGTCCCTCTGCCCGGGCTTGATCCGCTTCCATGCCGCTTGGGCTTTCGACTTGGCTTGTTTGCGTGGGTACAGCGCCCAGAAATCACCGAACCCGTCGCACGGTCCAGCTTGCTGGACGGTGGCCTTTGCTTCTGATTTTGCTTCTGTATCTTCTCTTCTCTTCTCTTCTCTAGGTAACGCAACCGACGTTACCTCGTCGTTATATTTTCCGTTACCGATTGCGTTAGTTCTGGCCTTGTGCTGGGCCACCCTTTTTGCCGTAAGTGCCCGTTCCTTCGAGGTTTTCCCGTTGTGTCTATCGAAGTTGGGGACCGTGATCGATGGTCCGTCCACGTCGAGCCACCCCGCATGACGCATTGCTTGTGCGAATCCTGGGACGCCTGCTAAACGGTCAATCAACTCTTCGCTAACGAACATAGCGTTACCGCTGTTTGTGTGAGCGTCGAACCAGCGCCAGACCTTGATAAGCTTCCCCACGATGGCGTCAGGGTCGATACCAGTGGCATCGTGAATGTGCCAAACCTCCGGCTTTTCCGGAAGGCACGTTTCGACTTTTATCCAGTCACCCGACATGCGGATCTCCTAGTGCGCCTAGAAAAAGGTGGCCCCAAACCGCTAGGTTCGGCCTGTCCGTCGGTAGCTACTCCGACGTAAGGGGCCATCGAATTGTTCACCCAACCACGCCCACTGTCAAGCAGACCATCGACCCCGGCCTAACACGTCTGGGTCGTTGTTTGTGGGGGCTAGGCATTGGTCACGAACTCGACGCCGCTCATGACTTTCCCATCAGAGACCACCATGCTCGGGGCCCAGCCTGGTCCGTTAACGAACGCCTCGGCTTGCTTACGGGGCCACGGAGCGCATGGGATGCCGCTGCATCCCTCTTTCCGGCGTTTCTGGTCCCAGAAGTCGCCGTTCTCGACCAAGTAGTCGATAAGTTCCTGCTTCGTCTCGAAAGGCGGGGTTACCGGCGTGCCCTCGCTCACAGTCTCGTAGACCTGATACCAAGTCGCTTCACCATCGGCCCAGTTGGGCCGGTATATCTCTGGCTGTGGCGGGCCGCCTTCGTAGTCCCAGTATGGGGTGGCCTTGCATTCCTCTGACGCATAGTCCGGAAACTCACCACGGTCCCACGCCATCCACCCATCAACCCATCGCGTCAGGGCTTCGATATAGGGCTGGTCATACATCGGCGTGTATGCCTCATGTTCAACGCGCCGGAACGGGTCGTATCTGGTTTCTTTCGGGTGTTGCCAATTCGTGGGGACACGCCTGATTTCTCTACCCATTTTCGTTCTCCTTATTTCCGTCATTGGTGTATGAAGCTTGCAGCCCGCAGGCGTCCACAAGGCGCTGTAACGCCCGCAGCGCGCGACCATCACGAGCCCGGCCTCGTTGCTGGGCAGCCTCGTGTAACCGGCCCAGGGCGTCATCGCGGCCGTGCTGGATCAGGTCGTCGGGACTCGGTTTGGTTTCGTGGTCAAGGGTCATGCCTTTACCCACCTGCGCTTTGGTGAGTTGTGGCTGGTCCGGGCCGCGCTGTACCCCGCTGGCTTGATGTAGCCATTTGCCCGAAGCCAGGTCATCACCGTGCCGAAGCTGCGCCTGTCCTTTGGCTCGCCGGCCATATCAATCACCGCTGGCAGGATCGTCTCCGCAAGGAAGTAGCCCCGCGTCTTTCGGATCACCATCCGCGCCGACATGTAGGCTCTCGACTCCCAGTTGTCGCTCATAGCGTGCTCCATACAGT